ATTATCTGTTTAAAAGATGGGCTTCTTATAGGGCTGGAAGTTAAAACAGGGGAAGGAAAACAAAGCAATAACCAAAAAGAAGTTGAGAAAGAACTTAAAAAACACGGAGCTGCTTATTATGTTGTAAGAAGCTTGGATGAAGTGATAGAGATAATAGAGAGGATGTAAAGATGATGGATATAAATGACTTCAAAGAAGGGGAAGAGTTTTTATTGGTAACTAGGATGCCATATGGAAGTGAAATTTTAAGTATAACAGAGTTTAAGTGTAAGAAAGTCCTTAAAACTTGTATAAAAACAACTAATAATAGACAGTTTGGAAAAAATATGTTTAAGGATTGTTACCCATTAGAAGAGTATCAAGCTTTAAATAAACAAAGAAAAGAGTATTGTATAAAAAAATATAAAGAGCAGTTTCAAAAAGAGAATAAAACAAGATTTGAATTGATATGTATTGTAAAGGCAGCAGCCGAATTGCTAGGAGGGAACAATGAAAAATAATACAGAAATAGAAATGGTTGAAAGGTATTATTTTAATTGTATGGGGCAAGTTGTCATAAGAGAAGAACCCCTGATAGTTGGACCTTTTATAAACAGAAATGAGGAGGGAGAATATGAATAATTTAGCAATTTTAGAAAGAAAAAATACAGTTACGAGTTTAGAGTTGGTAGAACAGATTAATTTTTTCAGAGAACAGGAAGGGAATAAAACAGAACTAGGGCATAATGACTTATTAAAAATAATTCGTGATGAGTTTGAGGAAGAAATCTCACTGGGAAAAATTTCCCAGTCAACTTATAAAAATGATAGAGGGAGAGAATATCCTATGTTTGAACTAACATTTAATCAAGCAAGACAAGTGTTAGTAAGAGAAAGTAAATTTGTAAGAAAGCATATAATGTCTTATATTGAAGAATTAGAAAAACAGTTAGGAAATATAGTTTCTTATGAAGATAGGTTGAAACTAGGTTTATTTTCAAATGATCCTGATATAGTAGCTAGATCGCATAAAGCTTTATTAGAATTAGAACTTCAACCTTTGAAAGAGGAAATAGAATATAAAACAAAAGAAATAGAATATAAAGAAGATGTCATTATTGGACTTACTGATAAGATAGAATTAATGGATATGAGACAGATTCTTAATTCAGTAGTAAGATATAAAGGGGCAGATTTTCAGGAAAGATGGAGATTGCTATACTTTGAATTCGAAAGAAAATATCATGTTGATATAAAAAGAAGAATAGATAACTACAACAAAAATAATAAACCTAAAATGAAAAATAAACTTGAATATATAGATAAAATAATGAATAAATTACCACAGTTATATGAAATAGCTTGTAAATTATTTGAAGGAGATATAAATCAAATAATAGAGAATTATAAAAAGGTTTGTTAATAAAAGGAGGAATCGAAATGGAAAACGGATACACGTATGAGGAGTTACAAAGAGAAAGATTAACAGGAATAATAAATGGGTTGATTTTAGAATTAACATGGCAAGATAAAATTAAATGCTACAAAGGTACAGATATGAAAATACCAATAAGTCATTATGAGTCTACAGATATGTTTATAGATAAATTAGGCGGAATGGATGATGAAGATTATAAAAAATTTATAGACAAGCTAACAGATACAATTATAGACATGTAGGGAATATATGGAGAAATACTTAATAACAGGCTTAATACTGGTAGCTATGACCTTCTTGATAGTTGGTATAGCTATCGGTGTTGGAATAGGGTTATATTTAATAATGTGAGGTGTAGCATGAAAATAAAAGCTGGTGAAGTAGAGGAAACAGTAAAAAATATAATGAATAGGTATTTAACAGGTAGAGAGATAGAACCAAATGAGTTTGAGTATATAAAAAGATATTCTAGGTATTTGAAGAACTATAAATTTATCAAGAGGTAGGGAGGAAAAATCAAAAAAAGCAATTCGGTTTGGACCTTAGTGCAGTTAATAGATTTATAGGAATAGGTCGTGAAGGAATAGGAGGATCTAAGTATATGTGCTGTTATTGTGGTGTTGAAAGTGAATATATGGATAGCATAGCTGACTGGGCAGTTGATAAGGTAGAGGTGAAACAACATGACAAAAAAGGAATATCTTAGACAAGGCTCTAAACTAAAAAAAGAAATAGAGCATGATAGAGAGATATTAAAAGAACTTAAAAGTAATCTTGATGGGCTTCAAGCCATAAAGTTATCAGAGAAAGTTCAAGGAGGACCTATTAAGGATGATAGTAATACAGTCAATAGGATGAACAAAGTAATAGAACTGGAAAATAAAATAAAAAATAAAATGTACAAACTTGATGATTTTCAACAAAAGTTATTAATGGAATTAGAGAATATAAAAAATATAGATGAAAAAATTTTAATGGAAAGCAAATATATACTTAATCTTACATGGGATCAAATAGCTAATAAAATATGTTATTCTCTAAGTCACACATACCGAATTCATGGTAGAGCATTAGAAAATTTTAAATTTCATAAAAATGAGAGTGAATGATAGTAAAAAATATGATATTATATAAAATATAGAATTGGGTCAAGAGGAGAATTATCCTTTTGGCCTTTTTATATTTATTGGAGGAAATATGTTATATAAGATATGTGGTAGCTGTGGAAATAAAATAAAACATGATGAGATTTGTTCTTGTAAAAAGAAGAGGGGGAGGGGGTATGATAGGGAGAATAGAAATAAAGTAAATGCTAAGTTCTATAATAGCAGAGAGTGGAAGAAGCTAACTAGACTATGTAAGCTTAGAGCAAATGGATTAGATCTATATGAGCTTGAGATAAATAAAAGAATAGTTAAAGGCAGTCTGACACATCACATAGAAGAGCTGGAAGAAAATAGAGGAAGAGCTTTAGATATTAATAATCTCATATGGGTGGGGGATAGGACACATGCCTTTATACATGCGGAGTATGTAAAGAGTTCAGAAGCTAAAGAGAAGATGCAAGAAATATTATTTAAGATTATAAAAAAATATACTTATGGGGGAGATAAAAAAAGTTTTGGGTAAGGGTTCGTAATACCGCATCCCCCATATTTTCCCAAGAAAATGCCAGAAATGAAATTTCAATAAAACCAAAATAAAAAAGGAGGTGTTATCATGGCAGGAAGGCCAAGAAAAGTAATTGATATTTCAACAGGAAAAATTGGAAAAGAAGCAATTAAAAATAGAAAAATCCAGGAAGAAAAATTAAAACTTGGAAGAGAACAATTGAAAGCTCCTGAATGGCTTAGAGATGAGGCTAAAGAAGAATTTGAAAAAGTTGTTGAAGAAGCAGGGAAAATAGACATCTTGGATAATTTGGATTTGGGGATACTTGCAATTTATTGCAACGCATATTCCTGCTATGTTGATGTTTCTAAATTAATTCAGGAAAACGGCTATCTTGGAATAAGAACTACAGCAAATGATAAATATGAAACAGTACATCCTCTTTTAATAGTTCAAGAAAAATATGTAAAACAAATAATGCAGTGTTCTACAAAGCTCGGATTAGCCACAACTGATAGATTAAAGTTGATTGTTCCAACAAAAGAAGATTCAAAAGAAAATAAGTTTATAGAATTGATAAGAACTCGAAAACAAGGGTAGCTTATGAGACAAGATAGAACAACAATATATGCAAAGTCGGTGGTTAGTGGTAAGAAAATAGCTGGAAGAAAAGAATTTTTAGCATGTAAAAGACATCTTGATGATTTAAAAAGAAAGAAATTTGAATTCAAATTTGATGTTGAAGAGGCAGAATTTGCTATCGATTTTGCAAATACTCTTATTATGAAGAATGGAGAACCTTTAAAAACAAGAGGTTTTCAAGATTTTATTATTGGTTCTTTACATGGATGGAGAAGAAAAAGAACAAAAGAAAGACGTTTCAGGGAAGCATATATTCAAGTAGGTAGAAGAAATGGGAAATCTTTTTTATCTGGAGAACAGGCAACATTCTTTAGCAGCTATTTAGGAATGAAAGACAGGATATTTTGTGCAGCAACAAAGCAAGAACAGGCTAATATAGTGTGGGATGATATTCGTAATTTTATAGAATCTGATGTGGATTTGATTGAATTATATAAAGTAAAAGAACATGATAGAACCATAAAAAGTTTAATTACAGATACAGTTATTAAGTCTTTAGGTAGAGATACAAAATCAATGGATGGTTTCGGAAATATTCTAGCTATTTGTGATGAGCTGCATGCGCATCCAAATAACCAAATGTATAAGCTTTTATTAGATGGACAAGCAGATGTTGATAATGCTTTAACTTTAGCAATTACAACAGCAGGTTTTAACTTAAATAGCTTTTGTTATGAACACTATCAATTTTGTGAGAAAATATTGGAGGGACTTGTGGATAAGGAGTCTCTTTTTATTTTTATTTGTGAAATGGATAAAGACGATGATATTTGGGAACCTAAAAATTGGCTAAAATCAAATCCTTATTTCCTTTTCAATGAAGATGGGACAATAAATGAAAAGAAACTAGCCAGATATGCAGAGAAAGCAATTGATGCAAAAGAAAAAGGTGGAGAAGATCTCACCAATTTTTTAACAAAACAGTTGAATATGTGGGTTACTGCAAAAGGAGGTCAATACATTGATTTAGCAAAGTTTAAAAGTTGTGAAAGCGAACTTACATTGAAAGACATGAAGGGAAGAAAAGCTTATTTAGGTTTTGACCTTTCCAAAGGTGGGGATTTAACTAGCATAGCTCTTATTTTTCCTATGGAAGAAGAGAAGGTTTATATCTATAGTCACTCTTTTATGCCAGAATTAAGACTGGCAGAACATGAAAAAACAGATGATGTACCTTATAGAATTTGGGTAAGAGAAGGACTTTTAACACTTACCACTGGTGGCTTTGGAGTAAAAACTGACTATAAGTTTATTATTTCACATTTAAAAGAAATTATAGAAAAGTATGAAATTGAAATCCTAGAATGTGGTTATGATGCCCATAATGCAGGATCTTTTTTAAGTGATTTAGAATTTTTAGATTGTGATTTAACAGAAGTGAAACAATCAGCAAAATCTTTAAATGATGCAACAATTGATTTTGCTCTATCTGTAAAAGCAACACAAGTGCTTTATGATAAGAGAAATAGTTTACTCAAATGGTCAATTGCAAATGCGACAACAACAAGTAATAGCTTTGGGGAAATTAAGATTGATAAACAAGCACAAAAAAATAGAATTGATCCTGTAGATGCAATTATTGATGCATGGAAAATTATGTTGCTAAATAAAAAAGAAGATGTTGATATCAACGAATCTGTAAAGGATTGGTTGGAATTGATGGGATAAAAAATTATAAAGGGGGTGAAATATGGGAATTATAAAAAGATTTTTCAATAAAGTTGCAACAAAAACAGAAAGTACAAGAATAACAGGAATGAATTTTGGAGAATTTTTTGGCTTGAAAATAGGAACAGATTTATCAGAAGTTACTTATTTCACCTGCTTAAAAGTACTCTCAGAGAGCCTTGGGAAGTTATCACTGCATTTAAAAGATAGTGATAATAATAGGATTGCTAATCATGATGCATTGCAGCGATTAAAAAATGGAGTAAATCCTTTTATGACATCAAGCACATTTAAAACTTTATTAGAATATTGGAGAAACCATTATGGAAATGCTTATGCATATCTCAGTTATGACCTTAGTGGAAAATTAATTGGAATATATCCATTGGATCCACAATGTGTAAGAATTTGGATAGATAATACAGGACTTTTTAATGGCACAGAAACACTTTGGTATGAATATAATAAAGAGGGAAAGTCATATTTTTTTAGTAAAGATGAGATTTTACACTTGAAAGGAGGACTTAGTAAAGATGGAATAGTAGGTATGTCAGTGCGTGAAACACTTGCTACAACACTTCGAGGGGTAAAAGCCAGCCAACAGTACCTCAATAATCTCTATGATAGAGGATTGACTGCTAAAGCAATTTTGAGATATACAGGAGATTTGAATAAGGACTTGCAAAAAAAACTATTGGAAAAAATTGAAGATTTTATCAATTCAAAAACCAATCCTACTGGAGTTA